ACAATATCTGTTGAAAGCACTGATAACTTTACCACTTATGAGAATGTTGCTGTTGGTGCAACAAACCCAGGCCTATTACAAATAGGTGATGAAGTTATGAAATATACTGGTGCTTCTGGTGGATCAATCACGGGTATCACAAGGGGAAATAATGCAAAAGGATATATTAAAGGAACTCCTGTTCGTAAGTATGAATTGGGTGGTTTATCTTTAGCAAGAATTAACAGAACTCACTTATTAAGTGAAGTTACTGACACAGATCCTGCTCCAATAACCTTTGATAGTTACACCATTAAAGTTAATACTGGAGCTTTAACTGCTGCACAAACTGGATTACCATTTACTGTTCCTGATAGATCAAGTGGTTCAAGTGCTGCAAGTAATCCTAAATTATACTTTAATGATACCAAATCAACTGGTGGATACGATACTCATGCAACGCAAAATATTCCTTTCCAAATTATTTCACCCAACATTGCAAACATAACTGTACCTGGTACTACAATATCTGCTGCTATGAAATCTATATCTGCAGCGAGTCTTAATAATGGTAGTGGTCAAGGAGTTGATGTTCCATTCTTAGATAAAGGAAGTGAAAGTGTAACTTTAAATAAATCAAACTATTTAAATTCAACAAGAATGATTGCATCCAGAATCAATGAAACTAGTAATACAGTTACTCAAAATGCACCTGGTGATAGATCATTTAATATGACACTTACATTAGAAACAAGTAATCCAAACATATCTCCTGTTGTAGATTTACAAAGAATGAGTGCAGTTTTAATTTCTAACAGAGTTGATGCTCCGATTACAAACTATAAACAAGATCCTAGAGTTAATACTCTACTTGATGATCCAACATCATGTCAGTATGTTTCTAGAGAAAATACTCTAGCAAACTCTGCATCATCAATTAAAATATTACTGGATGCACACATTAATGAATACTCTGACATTAGAGCATATTATGCAATTAGTGCTACTCCAAACTTTGATCCAATATTTGAACCATTCCCTGGCTATAAGAACTTGAATGATCAGGGTCAAGTGATTAGTGCTGCTGAAAGTGATGGATTGCCTGATAGGTTTATCCCTAAATCAGATGCAGCAGGATTTAAGAGTAGTGAATTAACATTTAGAGAATATGAATTTAATATGGAAGATCTTCCACCATTCAAATACTATAGAGTTAAGTTTGTTTTAACATCAACAAATCAAACTTATGTTCCTAGAGTTTCTGATTTGAGAGTTATTACTTTAGCATAATGAAGGATTTTATTCCAGTTGAGGGTAACACAGATTTAGTTAGAGATCCACATACTGATCAAATAATTAATACAAATGTAAGTGCCTATCAACAATATATTAATCGTCGTGAAAAACGCAAACGTGAAAAGGAAAAATCTTTAAACGTTGAAGAAGATCTTGCTAATTTAAAAAGTGAACTAAGTGAAATTAAATCTTTACTAAAGGAGTTAGTAAATGGCAACTAAAAAAATTACTTTCGATCCAGAAGCAGGTGCTGCTTATGCAGCAAATTTTTCTATGCTTGGTGGTGCTAATTTTGAAGGTAACTTTGAGGTTGTAGGAACATCAAATACTGCATTTAATCTTGAGGGATATTCTGGATCATCTCAGATGACTAAGAGTGTTTCTATAGGATCAACTGCTTTCCCTGCAGCAACCTTTGCTGTTGGTTTTACAAGTGCTGCTGATGGTAAGATTCGCATATCACTTGGTGGAACACAGACTAAACTCATAGAGGAAGGCAGATATGTATATGATGTTATCGTTAGTTCTGGGAATACGTTCTACAGATTGGTTGATGGTAACATTCTTGTTCAACCTGGCATATCGTCAATCTCCGCACTATAAATATGGATAGAGGTATAGTATAAATGGCCCAACCATCCACCCGATCAGAATTAATCACTTATGCTAAAAGGCAGTTAGGTGCACCCGTATTGGAAATCAACGTTGCAGATGAGCAAGTTGAGGATATACTGGATGATGCTATTCAATACTTTCAAGAACGTCATTTTGATGGTGTATATCCAACATTTTTAAAGTATAAAATTACGGAAGATGATATAAAAAGAGGAAGATCTAGAGACGGAAATACAGACAACGTAGGTATCACTACACAAACAGCAACATCAACTATCGATGGCCAATCAGTTTCATTTAGTTTTAATGAAACATCAAATTATTTACAAGTTCCACCAGATATTCTTGGTATTACAAAGGTCTTTCATTTTGACGGATCTAATAGAATGTCAAGTGGTATGTTTAGTTTGAAATATCAATTATTTTTAAACGACATATATTATTATGGATCAACTGAATTGTTGTCATATGCAATGACAAAAACATATCTTGAGGATATTAATTTTTTATTAACCACACAGAAACAAATTAGATTTAATAAAAGACAAGACAGATTATATCTTGATATTGATTGGTCTAGTATTACTGATGGAGAGTTTCTCGTGATTGATTGTTATAGAACATTAGATCCTAATGATTATGCTAGAGTCTTTAATGATTCATTCTTAAAAAGATATTTTACTGCACATCTCAAAAAGCAGTGGGGTCAAAACTTAATAAAATTCCAAGGAGTTAAATTACCTGGTGGAGTCGAATTAAATGGTAGACAAATCTATGATGATGCAATGAATGATATAGCAATCATCAGAGAGCAAATGTCTAACACTTACGAAATCCCACCACTTGACTTTATAGGATAATATAATGGCACTAAATCCGTTTTTTCAACAAGGCTCTTCTGGGGAACAAAGTCTCGTTCAGTCTTTGATTAACGAGCAGTTGAAGATGTATGGTGTAGAAATACACTATATGCCAAGAAAATATGTTAGTGAAAAAACAATATTAGAAGAAGTAACTGCATCTAAATTTGATGATGCATATCCAATAGAAGCATATATTGACAACTTTGATGGCTATGATGATATGCCTTCAACATTATCAAAGTTTGGTATTCAAGCAACTAATGAAGTAACACTTATAATATCAAAAGAAAGGTTTGAGACTTACATATCTCCCCTAATGAAAAATGAATCTAATGTAAAACTCTCTACAAGACCAAAAGAGGGAGACTTAGTTTATTTTCCACTAGGTGATCGTTTGTTTGAAATTAAATATGTTGAGCATGAAAAACCATTTTATATGCTAAGAGATAATTATGTTTATAAGTTAACTTGTGAACTATTCCGTTATGAGGATGAGGTTATTGATACTGGTGTTGATGAAATTGATGATACTTTAGGTGGTATTGAAGGAGCAGATGGAGAAGAGATTCTCATTGGTTCAGGTGGAACACAGAAACTAACTCTTGTAGGAACTGCATCTCAAGCAACTGCATCTATAGGTATTGTTAATGGTGGTATTCAACAAATATTCTTATCAAATAGGGGTAAAGGATTTACATTTGCACCACGAGTTGCGATATCATCTGCACCAGCAGGGGGATTGTCTGGTATTGCTACATCTAAACTGTTGAGTGGTATTGCTGTTGAGGGTAATATTAGTGACAGTAAGAAATCTGTTGTTCAGTTTATAGACCTAGTAAATCCTGGCTTTGGATATACTTCTAATCCCACCATACAGGTAATTGGAGATGGAGCAGGTGTTGCTGCGACATCTAAGATAGAAAATGGTGTAGTTGGTATTGTCACAATCACTTCAGGTGGTTCAGGATACACAACATCACCAACAATTACATTCACAGGATTATCAACAGTATCTGCTGCTGCAACTGCAATCGTTAGTGCTGCTGGAACTATCTCTGCTATACATATCAGGAATGCTGGTGTAGGCTACACGGTAACACCCACCATTTCTATCGCATCACCAGGTAGCTCTGGTTCAGGGAATTACTCATTCAATGAAACAATCACGGGTGGAACAAGTGGAGCTACAGCAAGAATCAGAACATGGGATGCTGTTACAAATGAATTAGAGATATATAATATCACAGGAACATTCAGGAAAGGAGAAACAATTACAGGATCTTCTTCAGGTGCATCACACCTAATTAGAGTTATTGATTACACTAACTTTGATGATGGATTTGGTGAAAATGATGAGTTTGAACTACAAGCAGATGCTATTTTAGACTTCTCAGAAAACAACCCATTTGGCACACCATAAATATAATATAAGAGGTTATAGCAATGTTTGAGTATTTTTACAACGAAATTTTAAGAAAGACCATCATCGGTTTTGGAACTCTGTTCAATGGTATTACTATAAAACAGGATGGATCTGTTGTAAAAGTTCCTTTGGCATATGGCCCAACACAGAAGTTTTTAGCAAGATTAGAACAAGCACCAAATTTAAGTCAAGCAACTCAGATTAGTTTACCTAGAATGTCATTTGAGTTTACTGGTCTTACATATGACTCATCTAGAAAAGTAACTACAACTCAGACGATAGCAGTTAAAAATCCAGATGATGGAACAGATATTAAAAAGGTATTCATGCCAGTTCCATATAATATGCAGTTTGAACTTTCAATTATGTGTAAATTGAATGACGATGCTTTACAAGTAGTAGAACAGATATTACCATATTTCCAACCACAATACAATTTAACAATCAATCTTGTTAGTTTGATAAATGAGAAGAAAGATGTTCCAGTTGTATTAGAAAATATTACAATGGATGATCAGTATGAGGGAGACTTCACATCTAGAAGAGTTTTACTCTATACTCTAAGATTTACTGCAAAGACATATCTATTTGGCCCTGTTACATCTGCATCCAAAGATATCATCAAGACTGCATCTGTTCGTTATCTTGCTGGTGGTTCACAAAGCACACAAAGAGATGTTACATTCGCTGTTCAACCTAGAG